GCAATAACAGGTTCTTTTTGCACTTCTTTTAGAGGCTCCTCTTCGACAATTTCGTTTGAAGATGCTACTTCGTTTTGAGGCTCCTCTTCGACAATTTCGTTTGAAGATGCTACTTCTTTTAGAGGCTCCTCTTCGACAATTTCGTTTGAAGATGCTACTTCTTCCTCTTCGTTCAGAGGTTCTTCTTGTTCAGATTCGTTTTCCACTTCGTTTTCCACTTCGTTTATTGCCTGCTCCTCCATGACTTCATTTGCAACCGATGGAGCAATATTGAGAGCTTTCTCTACAGATGCCTCTTTTACAGATGCCTCTTTTACAGATGCCTCTTTAGGTGAGTTTTGTACATTCTGTTTTACTACGCTGATAGGTGCTGGTTCAGGAAGTTTTTCTACCACCTCTAAGATCGGTGCAACAGGTTCTTGAACATTTTGACCGATGATCGGTTTACGTTTTTGACGCTTGATAGAAGGATCTGCAAGCACTTGTTCCTTAAGGGGCTGTACCTCTGGCTGTACCTCTGGCTGTACCTCTGGCTGTACCTCTGGTTGTACCTCTGGTTGTACCTCTGGTTGTACAATAGCCGCCTTTTCTTCAACCGCAGGTAATGCCGCAGGTAATTCCACAGGTAATGCCGCAGGTAATTCCACAGGAGGTTCCTCTTTAACCGCAGGTAATGCTACAGGTAATGCCGCAGGTAATTCCACAGGAGGTTCCTCTTTAACCACAGGAGGTTCCTCTTTAACCACAGGTAATTCCACAGGAGATTCCTCTTTAACCACAGGTAATGCTACAGGAGGTTCCTCTTTAATCACAGGTAATGCCACAGGTGGTTTCTCTTGTATAATAGGTTTAATCTCAGGGATTGCCTGAACAGATGCCTTTACAGGGGGAGCAGGAGCTTCCTCTTCCGTATTGGAGTCAGCAAACGGATCATTAATAAAGGTAGGCTTTCTTCGAGACGCCATACTATTTAGAGAAGAGCATTTCATTTAGGATGTACGATTCGCATAGCGTGATGGAACATTGGTGGCAACAGGATGAAAATTCTTCATAATCTTACCTGCTTTTAACAAAACCTCACGTTTTTCTACATTATCCGGACGAATCTTGGAAATGGCCTCATCTAAGGAACACCATTTAATATCTCCAATTTCCCGTGTCATATGAAAATTATCACGGTTCATTTCAACTTCAACTGATTTATGACATACTGCAATATAATACTTATGACAGTAGTGAACTTGATTGGATCCAAAAAATGTTTCTGAAATGGATTGTGTATTTTGAATAACAGTAAACTCATTGGAACGAATACCGGTTTCTTCTTGGAATTCTCGAATCGCACATCCGATGTCTGTTTCATATGGATTGCGGCGGCCTTTCGGAAACCCCCATTCAGGTTCGACCCATTTACTCGGATGCGAATCCATCAATGCAGGCAGACGATCGACAATTTGTGAATGTCTCCTATCGGAAGACTCGTAATCCGTTTTATGAGATCGAATCGTAGATGATTCACCCCATACTTCAAACCATAGCTCAGGAAATGTCTTTGTACGTATCAACTCTTGTTCATGTTGTGTCATTCCCTCCAATAATTTTATAATATAAGACTCGTCTTGATGACTATATTTTCCTCGAATGAATTCGACAAATGCCAACGAATCCTTTCGTTGGATCAATAAGAATTGGATAGAATGATTTCCATTATCTACATGAGATGATTTAGAGAACAAGGAAGAAGAATGTGAATCATCTTGGTATCGAACCGCAATAATTCCATAACTTGTAACGGGTGATAGACAATTACGAAAAACATGTCCTGATAGCCCACAATTCGTACAATGTGGTATCCGGGTTGTCATCATGATACTTTATTAATGCTAGCTATCCAAGTCTTTAGATCAATCTGGTGTGAAAAAATGAAGAAGAAAGGCTGAATTATAAATAGAATGAAATTTCCTCCCAATGTATGGGGCCCTTTTTTCTGGCATACGATTCATATTGTAGCACTAGGATATCCCAAAAATCCCACCTATACTGATAAAAAATGTGCGAAAGAGTTCTATGAATCTCTTGCCTATCTTCTGCCTTGTTCTCTCTGCCGTGAACATTATCGCGATCATCTCAAAAAAAATCCAATTAATACCTTTCTAGATTCTCGAACCGATCTTATTAAATGGACAATCGATATTCACAACCAAGTCAATAAAAAATTGGGAAAAACAGAATGGTCCTTAGAGGAGGTACTGACCTATTATGAAAAGATAGGAGATCGTAATCGATCACCTGTTTGGACAAAAGAAGACATGAATGAAGTCGATTATCGATCCTTCATCAAAGGCTTCCTTACGGGCAGTGCCATTTTATCTATTTTTGGAGGGGTATACTATTTCATGAGTAAGATCGAATAAAAAAATAAGTAGAAAAGAGAAATAGACATGGCACTTGCGAATGTCGGTCGCTATCTATCGAATGCATCACAGACTGTTCAACAAACAGCAAGTACCGTTGTAAGTAAAATTGCAACACCCTTCGGAGGTCAATCTAGTACAATTGGAACAACATCATCTTGGTCTCCATTTAGTGGCTCCACAGGAACATCATGGTCTCCATTTAGTGGATCTACTACAGGATCATCCTACAGCCATTCATCAAGTTCTCTCGGTCAGATTGGAACATATGTTATTGCCGTCTTAATTATTTTACTCGTTATTGTTCTTTTCATTCATTTTTTTATAACACCCATCTTTCGATTTCATGCAGGTGATGTCAAAGGAATCATTACGATCCCGGGTTTCGACGATGGAGTTCTTTACTGGACCAATGCTAATGTGGGACAAATCAAAAACATTGATCTACCCATTCCACAACTAGCATTTGGATATTCTATGATTCTGGATATATTTATTGAAAATCCCATGCAATTCTCAACACGGCCACGTATCATCTTCACACGTGGTGCTACTATACGAGAAACACCAAACAGCGATACGCTAATGGGTGTATTAGAAAACTACAATCTAGCCATTGCTCTATTACCTGATACTAATGATATTATTGTTTCTGTTTTGAATAAAGATAATAACATGGAAAATGTGATTATTCCCAATGTTCCGGTTCAAGAGCCATTCCGCCTTGGTGTTGTCGTTATGGAGCATGCTCTAGAAGTATATTTGAATGGATACTTAATGAAAACACGTAAATTCGAGGCAACTCCAAAGGATGTGAAAGGAGATATTTTTCCTGCATCGGGAATCCAAACGAATCTTGTGAAGCTTCGTACCTTGAAGATATGGCCTCGTGTCATTAGCACAGGTGAAATGCGTGAATCTCAGCCAGCGTTAACTGCCGCAAAGAGCTTTGGAGCAGGTCCCATGCCAGCCTCTTCAACATCTTGTGCTAGTTAAGTATGAAATGATCCATGCGACAGAGATAACGTAGATTGTGGAATTGTTCGGCGATATAGGGATTGGTTCGAATATGCTGGCGAAGTTCGTCGCCCACTCGTTCTGCTTCTTTCTGATCCATTTTACACATCGACAAATAATACACTGAATACAAACGAACATATAAATCATAGTTGAGTTCTACTGCATAACGATCAAACTGTTTCAAAAGAGCCTTGCATACATCGATGCATTCCTTATGGTATCCCATATCATAATATCGCATAACCAGGTTCCAGTAAATATAGACGAAACTTGTTGTGGGCTCAATGAAATTATGAAGAATATCCTGATAATCGCCATACGATCGATGGATATCATCGTAGAATTCGTCGAGAATCTCGAGATAAAACATTTCTTCTCCGTGTCCATATCCCAGCTCGGTGGTAGAAACAATCAATTCTTTGATACGCGACAAGATTCGAATTCCGAGTTCAGAACTGGTAGTAAACAAGCATCCACATGCAACCCAGCGATACAGTAAATAATATTCACGTTTGTTCTCAAACCGTTTGTATTTCTTATCGACCACATTAAGGAGTTGAAGATGAAAGCGATCATCAACTTGATCAAGAATACGTAAAAGCAAATTATTGGTATAAGAACGCGAAATTTTGGAGCCATTTTGACCGAGATTGGCATCGATCCATCCAAAACGACGGGTTTGAAATGGATTGGAATGAATGGTTTGCAATACAAAATCGGCCTTATTACAGGTAATCAAATGCGTTTCTGCACAGGTGCGTTCGTCTCGAGTCGGCCAGAAGGTTTCTCGGTTTTTCTTTACTGTGTCCAATAACGAATGACACCAGAGGGATTCAAAGGGTTGTACGATAATTTTGGTAAGATGTGCAAAGCGAGATCGTCGTTCTAATAGGGCAGATTCCAGCTCTTGATTGCAATAGATGACCAAATAACACGGAACTGATAAAAGTGCTTCCATTGTTTTAAGGGTATCCTCTACATTTCTGCTTTTAGCATGATAGGAAGTAAATACATAACATGCAGTAACCAATGTACAATCAGGAACGGAAGCCATTGAATGGTAAGATCGACTGATTCTTTAGATCTACACCTATTTTAATTCCATACGGAACAGAGAGATGAACGGTATCATCGTATTCGTATTGTTGGTGGTGACCATCTATTTGATTTTCTATGTTATTTATCCTCCTGCAGAAAACGACGATCTTCTTCCCAAGATGGTACCTTTGAATGCGAAGAAAGATGTGGGACTACCCGATGTGGTTCAGAAGAAACTATTGGGATCGAATGGGTGCACGGTTATGGGGTACTTTTTATTAAAAGATGGAGATCGCACGTCAAAAATGAGCAAGCCCTATTTTCCATTGATGCAGATTGCCAATAACTGGTATCTGGAGATTTCCCCCGCACCATCGGGAAAGGATCGTACTTCGGCCCGCCTTCGCATTCAAACGAATAAGGGTGGAACACTAGGGGACGAGATCATTGATCTTCCTCCTATTCCGAAACAAAAATGGATCTTTCTTGCCATTCTACGAGAGGGTCGTCGGTTTGATGTTATATATGATAATCGAATCGTAGCTTCTCATCGTTTGGAGAATTATCCGGTGGTTATTACAAGTCCCTTGTCTGTGGGATCTCCAGGTCTAGATGGATCGGTTATTCACGTCATGATCAATGGAAAGCGATTATCCCCGAATGAAGTGGAACGCGAGCGTATCGCACATGTGGATACGAACAATATGGTATTGGAGGCGAATACGATCAATATGAGCCTTCCTAAGATTGAATGGCTGGCATCGTGTCCTTCCGGTTTACCATGTGATCCTGTCACCAAACCTCCAAAAAATAATCTGGTGGAATGGAATAGTCCTTATGCATAAATACGCCCGATAGAATATCCGTGTATTGGACAGGAATCATGAGTGCCAATAACAGTTCTAGTCCGATCGCGCGGCTCATCCCGATGATGATCTTTTTTGGAGGACTGATTGGTTTATATTATTTATATCAATATCTATTTGGGACAAGACTGGGAAATAGTTATTCTCTCTTAACGACTACACAGTCTGCAATTGTTGATCCAAGTAAGCCCATTATTATAACCTCTAATCAACTTCCGTCATTATTTGAGGGAGGTGAATTTACGATTTCTACATGGATTTATGTTAATAATTGGTCGCATCGTTCGGGATTCAATAAATCGATTATCAGTGTGGGTGGGCCCAATTTTGATACCATTCGTGTCTACCTGGGCGGAAACAAACCCAAGGTATCCATTCGTCTTCAAACACGTGATCAAACAGGAACACCATCCAGTACCACTTCATCACAGGCACCATCCTTGGATAAGGCAACACAGAACATGACATTCAATGTTCTTCAGACGGATTCAGGACTATTGGATTCATCTCCGATCTGTGATCTACCCGAAATTGACCTGCAGCGTTGGGTGAATCTAACGATTGCAGTAAACGGTCGAACGGTCGATTCCTATGTAGATGGTAAGCTGGCTCGTTCATGTGTTCTACCATCCAATTTTAAGGTAGATGCCGGCGGTTATTCCGCCAACTTGTTGGCATACGGTGGATTTGGGGGTCAGATTTCAACAACAACCATGTATGATGCCGCATTGAATCCAGAGGAGGTATACAAAAATTATATGGCAGGACCACTTCCGATTACGACAATAGCTGGATGGTTTGCACGATTCTTTGAGCCTAGCATTAGTTCGACCGTTACTTCCAATTAGTCCTAAAATAAATCATACAAAGTAGTAAAGGTAGAAGATGTCCTTCTTTAGCACAGCCACTTCTACTCCTTCGACGAATACGGGGTCGTCTCTTTTCCAATCGATAGGAATGTCATCGAATGCATCACAATCCGGTATTATCCCACAGGCGATACTTGCAGGTATCATTGTCATACTTATTTATCTTACCTTTGTCTTTACGGAGATCATCTATAATTACATGAATCGGCTGTCGATGAGCAGAACCGTATTATTAGCCGATACCTACAGTACGGATAATAAGTCCATATCGATCTCTCAGAATCCCAATCTACCACAATCGAAGCCCATCAGTTTATCAAATAATGAACGAACGGGCGTAGAGTTTAGTTATTCCTTCTTTTTGAATGTTCATCCGGCTACCTTCCGACAGGAATATGGTCTATTGCATATCTTTCATAAAGGATTTGCCCAACAGTTTCCATTATTGGCACCCGGTGTGTACATGCGCTCAGATACGAATACCCTACGTGTCTATCTCAATACTTACAAGACATGGAATAATTACGTGGAAGTTGACAATTTCCCAGTAAGTAAATGGGTTCATGTTGGAATCGTATGTAAGGATCATTCCTTAGAGATCTATATCAACGGTAATTTATCAAAGAAAATGTCATTTGATGGATTTACTCCTTATCAAAATAACCAGGATATTTGCTGCTTTAGTCAACGACGTATTACTATGAAGAAATCGATGGTTCCCTCAATGGATGAAAATGGTTTTGATGTATTTGGTGCCATGAAGGGTATGTTGAGTCGATTGAACTATTTCAGTTATGCTCTATGTTATGCCGAGATCCAGAAGATGATGAGCGAAGGACCTTCTCCGAACATGGATTCATCGGCGATTGCCAATCCTGCCCCGTATTTAGCGGATACATGGTGGACAACTTCTATTACACAATAATTTTAGTATGATAACAAATGTCAATCTGTAGGTCTAAAGGACATATAGATTAACTAGAACAACACTAGTAATGCCAGGAGGAGGGCTCTTTTCATTGGTAGCGTACGGAGCACAAAATGTCATTTTAAGTGGAAACCCTGATTTTACGTATTTCTACAAAACCTATAAGAAATATGCTCATTTTGCGGAGGAATCGGTTACCTTTGCAATGGATGGTCCTCAGGATTTATCCTATGATCAACCCATACAGGTTCGTTTCAAATTACAGCGTGTTGCCGATTTAGTACGTGATTTATATTTTGTTTTCAATCTTCCCGATATTTTCTGCAAGTATTTATCGTTGCCTCAGGGCCAGAGAAATTCCCAGTACAATTTTGCATGGGCCAATTACATCGGTTGCCATATTCTACAGAATGTGGGGTTCTACATCGGTGGCCAGAAAATTCAGGAATTTGATGGAAGTTATATGATTGCGAAAGCCCAGTGCGATCTGGATAAAGATGCCCTTAAAAAATGGGAGACTCTGGTGGGAAATATTCCTGAACTCTATGATCCGGCCAATGGACTCTATGCAGGTGGAACTACGGGAACAGGGTATCCTCTTGTCTACAACAATAATGGTCCAAATGGGTCAACTACCTCTCCTCCAAACATTAATCGCCCTTCGATCCAAGGAAGACAACTTCGGGTCCCTCTTCCATTTTGGTTTGCCGAATCCACCTTTGAGGCACTTCCGCTGGTATCCCTACAATATCATGAATGTGAGATTCAGATCACCCTTCGTCCTATTCGCGAACTATATCGAGTGTTAGATATTAACGGTTATCAAGTCGCACCAGGTTATCAATTCAATCCATCACCTATTCCATTGCAGCCTGGAAATGTATACTATAGTGCAGCATCAAGTATTTCCGACATAACCATTAATAATTTCCTGACGGACATTGGAACACCGAATCCGTTGCTTAATACATGGCCTCTTCAACCGCAGATCATGATGACGTATGTTTATGTCACGGATGATGAACGTACTAAGTTTTCAGGTGAAGCGTTGC